TATTTGCCAAACTTTTCATGGAATTTGTTGAATGACTTCAACTTGCTTGGCTTCATTGGTAGTTTGTATGTGGAAAGAGCAATCTTGGCACCCATCACAGTCAATTCTGTGTCGAAGTTGTCCATCATAAAGTTAAGGAAACAGTCTGCCATCTTGTCGAATTCCTTGTGTTTCTCATTCTCTTTGAGTTCATAGCACATAGACACTGCCAGTGAATACTGTCCTGACACTTCAACTTTCTTGGTGAGTTTCTTGACTTTGCCGGATAAGATGTCTGTTGGGTTGGGAAGGTCAGCCGCAATTTTACGATGAGCCATAAATTTGATGGCTGTACCTTCGCCAACAGCACCTGCAACCAGATCAGTGAGCGTGTTGTCCGGCAGGTGTTCTGTTAGTAATTGACTCACGAATGACCAAGTTCTTGGTGTGGCAAATGCCTTGGAAGAACCCTTGGGATCGAAGTCATACAAATCGTTTTTTGCAAATGTGCAGTAACCCACAACATCTGCATGAATATTGTTGAGTGTGGCCCATTCAAACCAATCATCAAAGTCCACTTTCATCTCAATGTGAACAAAACGATTGGAAAGAGGAGCCGGCATTCTGAATGTGACACCTCTGTCTGTTTCTCTGTTGCCAGCCGCCACAATTGACACACCCTCAGGCAGATCATAAGCACCAACCTTACGGTTAAGAATAAGTTGATAGGCTGCAGCCTGCACAGCAGGAGGTGCCGCATTGATCTCATCTAAGAACAATATAGCAGTGCTCTTTGGATCTGATGGCAGTTCAATGGGTGGTGCCCATTCCATCTTGTTGGTTGTTGAATTGTAAAATGGAATACCTTTGATGTCTGTAGGCTCCCACAGTGGTAATCTGATATCAATCACTTCACGTGACTGTTCGTCTCCAATCTGTTTGACAATATCAGATTTACCAATACCTGGTGCACCCCATATCATCACAGGTCTCTTAAGTGCAATACAGTGTTTCAATCCTGTGATTGCTTGTTTTGGACCAATTTGTCTTGTAGTTTCAATTGTTTTATCGCTCATCTTTTGTTACGCTCCTTATGTTATTATTATAATATCATTCAGCAGAGTGTCAACCGTGCAAAAAGTCGCTATAATTGGAAGTTTTCTATGTCACCATCCAGCATTTGTAACACCACTGCTGGTTTTTGAGCATACAGATATACATATGATTTCTTTTTTGGTAGATAATACGGACAAGGACATTGTCTATCAAGATTCAGCATAGACTTCATTGTGAGTGGTTTGTTCATTCTTATCTTATATGATGTAAATTTTGCATATTTTAACAGTTGATATCCTTTGTATGTGAGTTGAAATCTTGCATCTTCTCTCACAAAAGATCTAAACATCATTTTGATGATTTTGTCTACAGTGATTTCAAGATCGCACTGTGTTTTGATCAGTTCAGCCAGTTTGGATTTAGTGAGTTTCATCTTTCAACAATTTGCCTTGTGTGAGTTCATACACTTGAAATTCAGTGGTTTTGAACATTGTGTTTAGTTTTTGAGCCAAATTGTGAGCATGTCCTGGATTTGAAAATGAAACTTTTTTGTACTTTGGACCAGGATAGTTTGAAATGATTGATGATGATTTGAGATTGATGGGTTTACCTTCGTAGAACACCGCATAGATGGCTGTGGCATCTAGAACTTCTTCCATCTTGTAGCTCTTCTTGTTGGTGTACTGCAAGAGGGTCTTGGGTTTGGGTCTACTCATGTTATATGAGTATTTATCTGATTTTAAAGGTTGAAATGTGCTTTGAGGTGTTGATAAGTGCCAATGTACTCATCATCTAAAAATATCTGTGGCACAGTTTTTGCTGTGGGCACTGCTTCCAGCAGTTGTTCTCTGGTCCAGCCAGAACCTATGTTTCTTTCTTCAAATTCGATGCCTTTTGAATTGAGCAAATTTTTGGCCATGTCGCAAAATGGACAACCCGGTTTGGTCCATACTATGTTCATTGGAATTCTCCTCCATCCATACTTATATCTTGAGTGGATTCGCCACGTCTACTTTGTATCTCAACATAGTGCACCAACAGTGTTGTGAGAGCATTTCTGACTCGTTTGGCATGTTCTATGTCAATTTTGATTTCGCGTTGTCTTGCATTGTCGGCTCGATTGATGGTCTCAATAAAGTTTTTTAGATGCAGTGTGTCATCAACCTTTGTTGACATTTGAAAAAGCCTGTCTCTGTTCCATCACTGATTTGAATGGACCTTGGAATTCATTGTTTGCAAGTGTTGATAGTTTGGGACAAAATCCTTTGACCCAACCTTTGGGAAAATGCACGATGTAATACCCTGCGGCATACATGTTGTTGGAGTTGGGTGATTTGGAATACAATGGAATCTTGTGTTTGACATCCAACACAGCATTGTATGGTGTGTGTTTGGTGGGATATTCATACACTTCTTTTTTGATGTCTGGTTGAGATGATGCATTCACAACATCTATGTTTTGAAATATTGAAAACTGTTCATCCACTTCGTCACGTGACATTTGTGCTATGGAAGAATCTGTGCCTGTGACTATGAAATTGTTTTCGTCATGTCTTTGAATGGTGCCAATTCTCACACCGTTCTGTTCTATGATCCAAAAACGATCAGGCAGTAATTGCTTGGTCTTGATGGAGTCTTGCGTTGAAAGGTTCTGCATAAAATTTAACATTGTCTCTAATCCTCACTAAATCGTGCTTGGCACAAAATTTCAACAGATGCACACCAACATTGCCCACAGATTTTGCTTGATCTGTTGTAGTTGCTATGGTTTCTGCTATCTTAATTTTAATGTCATCTGGTTGTTTGGTCAAGTCAATTAATTGTTCGTTCACAGCATATTCGTCTTTGACTATGCGTTCTTTGCCGTTGTGATCAACCCATCTACTCAACATCAAATTGTTCCATACAAACCCCTGATTTTTTCTATCTTCAAATGCTTCTTTGAGTTTGTTGGTGCGAACTTTTGGATATGCTGAAAACACATTATCTGATGAATCCCCACGCATGCACTTTTCAAACAACAGCCATTCTGGGTTGGGTGGCAGTTTGGCTTCTTTGGTTTTGTTATCTATTATCACATTGTCTTTGTCATCAAAGAATCCTTTGGTGTTGGCAAATATGTCTGTGATGCCATTGTACTGTGAAACATTTTCACTCAACAGTTGATAAAAATCTGTGTCTGATGATATGATCACATGATGGTCATCAGGATGTGACTGTGTCCAACCAGCAATCAAATCATCTGCTTCAAGATCTGGATGTCTTAGTACTGTACAGTTGGTTTTGTCTGTGACAAATGTTTTGAATTCGTCAAATGTTTGCCAGAACAGTTCATCCGCTTCTTGCTCTTGTGGAGTCATTGCATCACGTGTGACTTTTCTATTTTGTTTGTAGGCAGGGTAAAATTCTTTGCGCCATGATCTGCCTTCAAAACAAAACACCACATGATCTGCTTTGAATCTTTCATAACACTTTTTGACAGAATTCATCATGATGTGCAGTGCCAATCCCAACTTGGTATCAACATCTTCACCTCTTACCACATGTCTTGCTCTGAAGAATGTGTTGGCAGAATCGATGATTAGATATGTTTTAGGAGATTTCAGTTTTGCCATCCTCTCGCTTTGCTTCTTTGACAATAGCATTGTCTGTGGCGAGTGGTGTGGCCTCATCTGCTATTGTATTGCACAACACAGAGAACCAGTGATCGACAACTTCTTCATCTGTGTTGCCTGAAAATCCATGTTTCTTGAGATTTTCAACAAAGTGCTGATTCCAATCAAGTTCAAAATATCCATACTTGGGATTTTTGGGATCAACATTTGTGTCTAAAACTTTGATGTAGGGTTCACCACGTTCTGTGGCAAGATCCTTGGCAGTTTTTTCCAGTTTCTGCTGTTTGTTGAATATGTTTTTTAACTTATCAAGCATATTAATAATATAGCAACTAAACCAAAAATTGTCAACAGTCCCCATTGTGGTTGTGTTTTTTGCTGATAACTCTTGTCATCAGACGGTAACGGTTTTATAAAATT